TTTTTCCAACTCTAACTTGTGTTGCTCCGTTTGTAAATAAGATTGCAAAACGTAAAGTGTTTCCTGTTCCTGTTGGTGTGTCAACTAACTTAATTGGCTTAACTTGTGCGAAATCACTAATTAACGTGAATGATACGTCACCTGTAGTTAAGTCGCTTTGCATCTCGTTAATCATATAACGTTTGTCTCTAATAATTAACCTATCGTTTAACTGAAGTTGTGTAAGCAAAGAAACCGGTAAAATAGTTTTAACTTTTACTAATCGGTTTTTTGGGTTGTATAAGTTAACTAAATAATCTCTATAATATAAAGCGTATATCGTGTTTGGGTTGTTTTCTAAATAAAAGCTTGAAATTTCTTCACCGAAGTTTAAGCTTATTTTAAATAAACCTGTTTCAAATAGTATGTTGCTATCTTGTCCAAATGGAACGTAGTCTAATATACTTACTTGACCGTTCCAATGTATTTTGTCACCACCTGTTAAAGTTGCAAGTTCATTCATATACAACAAAACAGGTTTCGGAATATACGGAGCTAACTCTTTGTTTAAGCAATAACCTACTTGTAAATTGTTACCGAAGTTATTGTGTAGTAAGTTTTCAAATGGACTTTCAACTTTGTATTCGCCACCGTCATAGTTCCAACCTATTTTCGTGTTTCCGTATCCGTGTGCATCTGCGTTTAATGGACTTTCTAAAAAGTATTTATTTAACATACATTCGCTATCTTGATACTTGAACTCAATGGACTTATAAAGTTTTATTCGTTCTATTTCAATGCTTGTAATATCGGTGTATTCTGTTATGTCAACAACAGCTCCTTTAGAGTACCAATATTGTATAGGTTCAAAAGTAAATACGTTCTTCGTGTTTGAGTAGACTGTTAAATTAAATTCTTTGCATATTCCAGAAACAAAATCCGAAATTTTCATATCTGGTGCAACAGATTGTAAATTTGTAAAACCCGTTGTTGTTGCTGTTGCGTTATTTGAACTTCCTGTTTCATTAATTACGGTGAAAGTAAAAATATCAATGTATTTTCTTTGATAGGTAAAATTTAAAGTTAAAGTTGTTACTACGTCTGACCTTAATTTAAAAGTCATTGTAAACTCAGGGTTTGAAACAATACTAAATTGATTAATATCACTTGAAGTAGTTGAACCCGAGTGTGAACTATTAAAAACTCCGTTTACATAAATATCTATATAATAAGTTGTTGCTACCGAAATTGCTGTTACATTAAAACCAAGCACGTGATAATACTCATTGTAATTAGTTGAATTTATTGCGGTAAAACTATTTGTTGTTGTGTTAAACGCATTTGCTAAAGTACCGCTTGAAGCTGTTAAATCTATAGGGATTACGCTGTTTGATAAAAAAGAAGAAGTTTGTTTATTCTTAAAATATAAAAATGCTTTTTTAAATAAATCGCTTAATAAAAATAAACCATTAAATGTTATTTGATATTGACTTTCAATTAAATCAAAAATACTTGCAACACGAACTGCAGGAAATAATTCTGTGTAAACTATTTCACCTGCATTGTCACCTATATTATTAACATTACTTGCAGGGTATTCATACCAATTAGGTAAATTTGCAGTCGGCAGCGGAAAACTTGCGCCAAATTGCCAAACTCTATTTGAACTTATTAATGGGTAACGAACATCGTAATCGGTTACTGTGCTGTCTATTGTAACACGGTCGTAAACTTCCGTGTTTGTATAATCGTGGTCTAATGTACTATAATTTAATTGGCTTAATTTGTCTTCATTAAAGAAGTCTTTTAAAGAAACTCCTGCTCCGTAAAATGTTACTGAATAACTATCAGGACTTCCGTTTTTTAAGTTCGTTTTTTCTAACTGAATTTTACCACGTCTAAATAAAACCGTGTCTATTTCTATATATGCGTTGTACCTATTTTGGTAGTCAATAGTTGCGTTTACATCGTTTTGGTAAAAGTGCTGAAATATTGCATTGTTTGTAGGTGAACAAGGAATTGTAAAACCTTGTGAAAAGTCGGTAAATATTTTTGATATATCCGATATATTTTGTATGGTAGAACTTACCGTAATTTTTTCATCGTTGAATAATTCTAAACGTGAAAAATTTAACTCGGTTTGTGCTAATGCAGTTTCTATAAATATTGCTACTTGACGTTTCATTAAATAACTGAATTAATAACATCGTATGTAAACTCAAAGTCTAAACTATAATTTATTTGTTTTGTGTTTATACTCTTAAACAACTCCGTGCTTTTAGTATTAATCTTTGCAGGTTTGTTGTCAATCAGTATTCTTTCACTTAACATTATTTGCTTTAAAACATCCTTCCAATTTTCGTAAACCCAACCTGTGTTAACCTTAATACTTTTTTTGCCGTTAGTGTTAAATGTTTCTCTTTGTCCTTCTAAAGTGTTGTAAGTAGTTACGCCTGAAGTTGTAGTAAATGTTTGCATCAAATTATATTCCGTGTTTTCAACGCTGAAGGTGTCGTTACTTGCTTTAAAGAAAAACTCGCGTTGCCAAGCTCCATACTTGTTTACAAAGTCAATTATAACAGGTGTATATTTACATTCTTCTAAAGGATAAAAATAATAAGTTACTTGAACTGCTGAAGCTCCGTTTAAAATTTCTACTTTGTTTCCTTCGTTTACGTTTGCGGTTCGAACTCGTGGTATGTCAAATGTTGAACTTGCTACTGCTAAAGTTGTTACTACTGCGGTGCTTAAATTTGTGTAACGTGCTGTGAAACTTGCGCCTGTTGTTACTCGTATTTTTCCTGCGTCACTTGTCGGGTTATAATAATAATTTCCTGCGTCAAGTCCATAGTTTCCTAAATCAAAATTGTAACCGCTTTCGTAATATGTACTTCCGTCAAATGCTATGTAATCAGTTGTGTCTAAAAGCGTATAAGTTGAAACTACTAACTTATAACGTTTTACCCTTACGTTTACACGTTCGGCTGTTGGGTTTGTTACCGCAGCGTTTCCACCTGCTGAACAACTTGCAAAACGTATGTATTCACGTATGTATGGACTAATGTCGTAAAGTGTTTCTATGTTGTTTGACGCTGGTATTAATTTACTCAAAGTGTATTGCGGACTTCCTGAAAAACTTGTTGCGCTTAAAAACAATTCTACCTTTGAGCCGTTTTGTCCACTTTCTGCAATCCTAATTAAATACGGTGAACGTGCAAATATATTAGCCATTATTTCTTTTCGTTTTTAAATTGTGTGTCTTTAAATAAATTCATTGCATCAAGCCCAAACTTTTCTACAAGTTCTTCAGGCAATCTTTTAAACGCAGCTTCAAATGGTTTAGTAAAAAATAAACTCGGTTTTATACCTTGTGCAAATATTCTTTTTTGCAACCAAAAACCCAAAGTCTTATAACCACCCTTTGCAAATGTTCCGTCTGCATTTCTAAATCTTATATTCTTTTTTTGCGCCCATTTACTTAACGGTTCAACAGGTGGCATTTTATTTTTAAAACTAAACGGACTATTCGGAGCTTTTTGTTTTCCGTTTTTTACTAAACTTGGGTTTGCACCCTTAACTCCTTTGTCTTGAAATTGCCCGTATTGGTTCATTTCAAACTCCATACTTAACGAATTAGGCATTACCTTAACATTTCCTTTTAAACTTTGATAAAGTCCTTTAGAAACGTTCTTTTGACTTCGTGTTAAATTCTTTCGTGCTTCTGCAATAACGTAATCACGAAACCTATCTAATTCTTTTTGTACTTCTGATTGTTTCATTTTAACAAATAGTCATTTCGTTTGGTGTTACTATGTCAAGTGTCATTGTCCAGCCTGCCATATAATTCTCGAACCTTTCAGTAAATGGTTCTAAATTTGCAGTTCCTTCTACTTGAAATAAATCGTATGCTAAACTTCCGTGTTTTATTATTTCATACGCTCTGTTCAATACTGCGTGTTGTGTATTCAATACATCAATTTCGTTGTCGTTACCTAAAAAAATATTTGTTGTTGCGTTCTTAGACAAGTCTACAATATCCATTGCTATTAAACTAATATTCCAAGTCGTTGTGCTTTCGTCTAACGTGCAGTTATTAACCATTATATGAACTAAAGGAAATATTGTTTGTTTACTTAAATCAACTTCAAAAATATCGCCTTGTGTTACCGTGTTTACAATAACGTCTGCGTCAAAGTGTGTTTTTAATTTGTCTAATAAGTTGTAATATCCTGTCATTTTCGTAATTTATTTAATTGTCTTTGTTCAATTTCTTGCTTTTGCTTTTCGAAGGTAAGATAGTTGAGACACATAGTAAGTCGATATCCGGTGACTGTGTCAAATCTTGTAAGGTCTCCTTGAGCGAGTGCATAAACTGATTGATACCAACCCCATTGTTTTCCAAATTGAGCTTGTTCGCTAAACTCGTTTCCGTCTTCTTGTTCGTCTTTATCTGCCGTTCCAAATAAGTAAGCGTAGCTGTCAATAATTCGCTTCCTAAATTCCAAAAAAAAACACTTGAACTAATCGCTATGTCTACAGGTGTAAACTTCATTAATTCGTGCATTTCGTCCATAGGTTTGTAGTCAACTATTTCGTACTTATCTTTGAACTTCATTTTAATAGGTCGGTACATAACAGCCATTGCTTTATGATAGTCTTCCCACTTTAGTAAACTGTTTTCCAAATCTACATATTCGCCAAAACTTATGTCTTCTAAATTAGTTATAAATCCAAATTCTTGACTTCCTATTTTAAACGTTGGTTGAAACTTTGGCTTTTCGCTAAACAACTTTGTAAAGTGTGTTATTAATTCGTTTAAACTTGTCAACTTCATTTTTACTATGTCCTTTAGTTCTATACCGCAGAATATTTGTACCATTTTTTGTGCAATAAATTCTTCGTCGTTGCTTCCCTGTTGAACCTTTAAAAATTCTTGGTAGCTTTTTAATGGTATTTCACTTAAAGTTGTTGGTACGTTTATTTCTAACTTCATATCTTAATAATTAATTATTCGTGTTTTTGTTGTGTTCGTTTTTTTGTATGTAATCGTAAGCTTGTTTTAGCATATTAATATCTCTAATATCTCGTAAATAAATACGAACCTTTACACCTTTTTTTTGGTAGATGTAAATCTGAACCGCTTGCATCATTATTTCTAAATCGCTCATCTTATAAAATATAAACCTTTTGTTGGATTGTCTAATTGATATGCTACTGCGTAACGCAAAGCATCTATTGCGTGGTTGTGTTTGTCAATCGGTGTTTTTGACTTCTTTTCAAGCCAAGAATAGTTGTTTAGTTCTTTTATTAAATCTATGCTATCTTCTGTAATTACAAGGTCGTAATCCTGTAGTAAACTTATTCCGTAAATAACAGAGTCTGCTCCTTTAATTGTCGGTACAACATTATTACCTAAAGCGTTTAGTTCGCTTATTAATCGTGGTTCTGAATTGTCGCCTACTATTAAATCTTTACTTGCAAAGTCTGAATTTAACCTTGCTATTTGACTTGTGGTTAGCGCCTGTTTATAGTACAGTAGTTTAACGTAAATTATTTTGTTTGCTTTGTCTATGTTTGTCTTGACTAAAGTTGTAGGGTCTGCACTAAATCCGTAGTCTTGACCGTACACACTTACTCCAACTTCTTTAAATTCTCCTATCTTCCAATTGGTAAATATAACTCCTTCAGCTTTGTCAAGCCAACCGCCAAGTATTGTGTGCTTGTATTTTTCAGGTCTTCGTTCTTTAATGTATTCAACCTGTTTTAAAAATGACTCGGATAGGTTTTCGATGTTATCCAAGTACGTTGTGTGTATGTAAGTGGTATCGTTTTTTATTAGTGTTGTGCCTTGTTCTATTCCCCTGCTTTCAAAGAACTTGTCGTATATGAAATGTTCTTTTGTTGTAGGGTTAAGAATAAGAATAACTCGGTTTTGTTTTGTCTTGTGCCTTATGGATAAATCTATTTTGTCAAAGGTGTCTTCGTCTGTAAGTTCTTCGGCTTCGTCAAGAACCCACGTTGTAACTCCTTGTAAAGATTTTAAATTTGCAGTCTGTGTTCCAGAACTTGTCTTTATTCCTTTAAATATTATTTTGCTACCGGTTTGTAGGTTTATTATTTCGTCTTTTGTTACGACAAAATCTTGTTCCATTTTCATTAACTCAATCTTTTCTATAAATTCCGGTATGATTGAAATGGATGCTGAAACCAAAGTGTAACGTGTAAACAAAACAACGTGTCCGCTTTCCTTCGTAAGTAATAACAGGAACGTTGTAACGCTGTAAGACTTGGACGAACCACGACCACCTGTTACAATAAAGTAACGTGAAGGACTTCCTAAATAATTAAACTTTTTATTTAAGACTATCAATTTTAAATAAGTCTTTTACATCAAAGTCTGAAACACTTAAATTAGTATCGGTTGTTTGTTTAGGTTGTCCAAATGCGCTATCCATAACCGCTTTGTAAGCATTAACATCGCCTTTACTTGCTTTGGTTAACATCGCTAAAGTAATTACTTCTTCTTGGCTTAATTCTTCAACTTCGCCTGTGAGTCCGTTTTTTTGTTTGGTTATTAAGTCAAGATATTGCCTTGCAACTGTAGCTCGGTTCTTACTTCCTTTTGGTCTTCCGTTTGGATTTCTTACTTCGCCTTTTGTTGCAGGTTTTAAATTTTCATCGTTAGCCATTTCTTCTTATTTTTCTCTTATTA